TAGCTTCTTCTTTAGGGTTTTGCATGTCACCAGCTACATAAATAGTACTGTATTTAAATAATTCTTTATAAACATCTTTAAAGAATTTTCCTTTTTCTTGTGCAGTTACATTAAATGTAATAAGTACGCATAAAGCTAGTAAAATTTGTCTCATTATTTGTATTTTTTAAACATTAATTTATACATTAATTTATTCCATGCTTCTTGTATTGTATCAATACATTTTTTAATTTTATCTATCATTTCTTTTTATTTTGAAGTTCAATTATTTTTTTAATTCTATCTTCTTCATATTTTAATTTTCTTAAATCTGCTTTACTTAATCCAAGTTTTAAAAGAGTTTGTTTTTGTTCTTGACTAGTAGTAGATTTTTTCATATCTATAATACGATTTTTCATCACCATTTCCGGAGTTTCTTCAACTTTATCTTCTACTCCATAATAAGGTAAACCTACATCCCATGTTGACCAACCTAAAGCTAAAGCAACTTTTTGCCAGTTTTCAGAACTATTACTAGTTATAGCTCTAAGATTATTTACTTTTTGCATTACTCTATCTAATGGAATATTAGTAGTAGCAGATAATATTTGACCACTAGCTAAATAAGCTGGATTATTTAAATTGAATTTTTCATTCATCATTTTTTCTCGTTCCCAACTAAAAGTATTAGCTGCAGATTGAGCTCTTCTTAGTTTAGCATCTAATGGAGGAGAAAAATCAAATAAATCATTAATAGCTTTTTTAAAGTCTGGAGAATCTTTTCCATTTTCTTTAGCAATAGTTATTAAAGAGTTTTTAATTGCTACAGCGGCTTTACCTTGTATGCCTAATCCACTTAATAAAGAATCTGCCATTCCATTAGCTGTTCTTACTCCTCTATCAGAATCATCCTCGCCGTCTTCATTAAAGGAATCAGCCCATAAAGCATTTTGTAATCCATTAAATAGTAAGTTTTGAGCAGCTCCATAATATACAATTTTAGATACATTGCTTCTCCAATCTCCTCTTCCAGCTACAAGATCTTGTCCAGATCTTTTTATTATACGGGCATATTGCATTGGAGTATTAGCAAACGCCAATACTATTCTACCAGCAGCACTAGCTTGTTGTTCACTAATTCTTAAGGCACTACTTGATTGCTGGTTTTCTTCAGATATTAATCTAAAATCTTCAAATGCTTGCGTTTTAGCAAGTTCGGGATCCATACCGTCTTTCAAGTATTTATTTAGTTTATTTCTATAATATGTAGCACCACCAGAAGCAATAGCAAAACTATCAGCTCCTCTGGTTAATACAAAACCTTGATTCAATAAATAGGCTATAGCACCTTTAGCTCCACCTTTTTTACTTGCATCAGCTATTTCTGATTCACTAACATTAATATTTAATCCTTCTCTTCTATTAACTAAATAATCTGATCCAAATAATGTTTTAAAATCTGCCCAATATTGTTTTTGATTAGCAAAAGCTTTACCTGCAGCTACTATATTATTATCACCCCAATCTAAATAATTTACCGCAGATATAGTTTGTAAAGCTGCAGATCTAGTATTTAAGAACATTGTAGCACCAACAGATCCATTAACCCAATCCAAAATATCACCAGTTATTTTATTCTGACCAAGTGGTCTATTAGACCCTGATTCCATTCTTGCTAGTGTTTTTTCTAAATTATCTACATATTCATTACCTAACGCTGCTCTTAATTTGTTTTTATTATCAATTGAAAATATAATACTATGATTTTGTTTCCATTCAGCTAAATATTCTTTTCTATTTACTTTATTTATTTCTCCCATTATATCAGTAGTCATAGTTCCTGCTAACCAATTTTCACCTGCTTTAGGATATTCTTTACCTTTTTGCATCTTCATTACTTCATTCACAAATACGCTTAAATCTCCATTTTCATTTACAAATTTATTTAATTTTTTCTGATCTCTTTTAGAAAGACCAGGTATTTTAGTTCCTTGTTGGGTCCATACTGCTACACGAGCTGCATCACCATAAGAAAATCCTCCAATACCAGTTTCAGTATGCATACTTTTTGGTAACTTAGTTAGTCTTTTCTTTAGTTCTTTAAAATCATTAGATGCTGCTATTTTTGCAGTTTCAATCTTTCTTTCAGCTGAATTAAAAGGATCTATTAAATTAGTTTGATAAAACTCTTTCATTGCATCACCTCTTTTACCTCTAGGTAATGTTGCATATAATAAACCATTAAAATCTTCAGCACTATAACCAAAAACAAAGTTTTTGAAAGGATTTAAATTTTTCTTTTCTCCAAGAGATCTTGCTCTAGCAGCAGAAAACTGCCAATCCGCACCAATCATGTTTCCTTTTTCTTTAGTGAATACTTCTAAGTTTTCATTAAATATTTTATTAAAAGTTTTAGGTTTAGCGCTTAGTTTAGCTTGAACTTCACCTCCTAATTGTATTTGATCCAGAACTTCTTTAACCGCTGTTGTATTTGCTAATATATCATCTGCAAATAAGAAATCATTATAACCTTCTCCTGCTTTTTTAATAAACCAATTGGCTTTTGCAGCTGGAGTACCATTTTCTAATCCTATAATATTTTCTATAGGAATATCCATTCCTTTGGATTTCAACCACGCTTGCATTGAAGGTGAAAAGATTGGAGGTCTAGCACTTAATACAAACATATTTTCGCCTCCATGCTGGTCGTATTGTTCTTTGTAACGATTAAACCATGCAGCTTCTTTACCTTTATTTATTTTAACAAAGTCATCAAAATTAAGTTCAGCTCCTTGCTCTTCTAATTCTTTTGATTGTTCTGCAAATTCTGTAGGATTTAATTTTATTGTTAATCCAGTAGGTAATTTTACTCTAATTATACTTTTATCTGTAACAATGGTTTTATCTGCGTCCGCTACTGTAGCAGATTTCTTTTCTTTTTCTCCAGTTTCTAAATTTATATCATTACTTTTTTTCACAGCTTGATCGGTTTGTGCTGTGTGAATAATTATTTTTTCTTGGGTATTAAGATTAGGATCTTCATTTCCTACAACTTTTAAACCGCTTCCTTTAGTTTTTGAAGCAGAAAGATTATTTTCTTGTTTTGGTGCTAGCTCTTCAAAAGCATTCATTTGTTCTCTAGCGTTTTCTCTAGTTAAATAATTTGGACTATCTTCCGGTATTATACCTGCTTCAGATTTAATAATTCTATCAATTAATAAACCTTGTTCATTAATTACTATTTGATTGTTTTCAAATTTTTTATCTACATTAACACTAAAGTCTTCTGCATCTGTTCTATACTCCCATGTACCATCTTCTTTTTGATGGTATCTACCTAATTTATTTGAATTAGCAGTAAAGTATTCGTTGTAAGCCCTCATTCTAACATCAGGAACTTTACTAAAATCACCTGTTTCTAATGCTTCATTCCATGCTTTTTCAAATAATGGATGCATACCAGAATCAGGATTATATTCTGCTATTTTTTCACCTGTACGGAAATTTGTATCTACAGTTTTTTGATCTAATATTCTTCTTTGTTCTTCACTAATTTTAGTTTGCCAATAGTTTTTCTTAGACCATTCTTTAAATCCATTCCATACCTTATCACTTCCACTAACAGCTTTAGCAAATCCTTCTGCAAAATTACCAAATTGGAAAAAATGTTCTTCTCTACCTCTATCTCCTTTTTCAAGTCCTTTTTCAAGTCCCATTACTGTAGCAAATCCTCTAAACGGATGATTATTTGCAGTTCCAGTATACATCATTTCTATTAAAGTTCCTAATTTATTAGGATCTTTTTCATAAATTTCTCTAAATTTTTCAAATATAATTTCTTTACCTTCTTGTATATCTGTGTATTCTTCTTTATTTCTATCTATTCTTCCCGCATTTTGAGTTGTTAAAGCTAGCTTAACTTTTCTTGCTTCTTCAGGATCTATTTTTATTTCTCTTGTTTCTATTTCTTTATTTAACTCAGAGTTTAAAGTAGGAATATCCATTATACTACCATCCTCTAATCCTTTTAAAACAGCTTTATATTCGGGTGTAAAACCATTTTCTGGCTTGCCATCAATATACATACCATGTTTGTTAGCAACTTGCTGTAATACACCTCCTTCGCCTCTTTTTTCCGCCTGTGTTCCACCTATAGTAGTAGCTCCTTTTCTAGGAATAATTCCTCCTGCTCCTAACCATCCAAAAACTTTTTCAGTGTTAACACCAAAAGCATCAGCAAAATCATTTAATATTATACTTCTTATACCCTCATTTCTTTTAATAGGATCTTCTTCTAATGTTTTAAGACCTTTACTTTCTAATAAAGAATTAAATCTTTGTCTAAATGTATTTCCTTGTCTTGGTTTAGCAGATAAATACCCTGAATCTAAACGAGCTCCTATAATATTAGCACCTATTTCTAATGGTAATTCCCCTGTTTCAATTGCTTCATTGGTTATATCTCTAGTAGCTCTATTAGACATGTTTTTACCTAAAATCACCATCATACCTTTTAAGGTTTGTGCTTCAGAAGATCTAGGATTAAACCCAATCATTCCACCTTTTACTATTTTTAAAGCATTTAAAAAGTTTTCTCTAGCCTTAGGTCCTTTAAATTCTTCTTTTAATCTATATTGTTTATTACCGTTTATAACTTCACCTGTTTCTTTGTAAAATATATTTCTTACATTTCCAGGAATACCCATGGGTTCTCCACCTACTTTTATTGTTTTATCACCTTTCAAAGCTGAAACCTCTGATACTCTCATATTACCCTCTGGCAATGACCCTAGTATTTGATCAACGTTTTTAAGTATAAACTTTTGTATATTTAAGTTTTCATCTTTTCTTAAATTATCCTTAGGATTAGTAAGACGAGATACTGGGATATCAAGTTCTTTAGCTAAAGTTTTAAATACCGCGGCTTCAGTTTTCTTTATATATTTTTTATCACTTATATCTATTCCTTCTGCAAAATCATCTTGCATTTTAGTTTTCATTTCTTCATAGAAATTTTTACTAAATTCTGGAGATAAACCTTGTAATTTGAATAGATCAATTGTTTCTTTTACTTGTGGTTCTTTTGTTACAACTTCTTCACTAACGATTTCTGCTACAGGTTCTAAACCTTTTTCTCTCATCTGTTCAATACTAATATTCTTGTATTGATCTTCAGTAATACCATGTTCTTTAAGCATGTCACCCCATTTTCTTTTATATGTATTGGTTACATAAGTACTAAAATTAGTTCCATGTTTTTCTTTATCATATCTTTTCTTTAAAATAGGTATAAATTTATCTACAAAGCTTTCAAACTCTTCTTGATTTATACCTTTTCCGCCTTTTGAAATATGTTCTTGTTGTTGTTTTAAATTATATCCCATAGCAGCAGCGGCTAAAGAATGTATGTTTTTTCTTAATTCAGCGTCATTTTTAAAGTTTTCTGGATCATTTTTATATTCTTCAATTAAAGTTTGAGCTGGTTTTTGAGCAGCAGAAGCTGCAGCAGCTACTTCTTTACTAGGTGTTATTTCCCCTTTTAATTTTTTACTTTCTATAGCAAACGCTTGGGCTTGATCTATAAACCCTTGTTTACCTTCAGCGAATCCTCTAAGCATATTAAACAATTGTTGGCCTGTAACATTTTCTACATCTAAATTAGGTAGTTTCTTTTTATAAAAAGGTAAAAAATCTTTTAATTTTTCTCCAAATTCCTCAGTGAATTGAATTTTTTTTCCTTTTATAAGTTCTGAAAGCACTGCTAAATTTTCATCATACCATTCTTCTTTAGGACGTGAAATCATTTGGTCTCCATATTTATCAAGCATTTTTTGCCTTAATAGTTTTTGTTGATTAGGAGATAATATATCTATAACTTCATCAATTATTTCTATCCCGTCTTCAGTAATTTTTCCATCTTTATTTTGAAGAAAATCCATAGTAATTTTATGTGTATCTTCATGGGTTTTTGCAGTCATATCTTTAACTTCCTTGGCTACTTCCATGTTAATTAACACATCTTTTGTTATCGGGTTTATAACTGCAATCTCATCTTTTACATTTTTATCTTTTAAACCCCATGAATCATAAAGATCTTGAACTTCTTGCTTAGATTCTATAGCTCTAGATGAACCTGGTAAATTATATTCACTTCTTACATCTTCTTCTAATAATCTATCTGCTTCATTTTGAACTTTATTTTGTAATTCATCACGTATTTTTCCTCCTTCAACATAATCTTGCATTTCTAGTTTTAAATCTTTTATTTCTTTATCTAATTCTATCTTTTCAGATTCTTTTAATTTAGATTTATCTTTACTAGTTAATGTATGTAAAGTATAATCTATTCCTGATTTTTTATTTAAAAATTCATATACTTCTTGTCTTAATGGAGAACCAGGTTTAGTATTCCATTCTCCAGCTTTTGACCAAGTTATACCTTTTGGGCTATAAAAAGTTCCTCCTCCATTTAATTGATGTTGTATGAAAGCATTGTTAACATAGAGGTTACTTAAATTTTCTTCTTCATCACTCCCCGGTGCTATATTTAAATGATTTCTAGCTATTAAAGCTTGTATAGCATTTTCAGGAAGATTATAAAGTTGTTGAGACTCTGCTTCACTTAACTCTTCGCCTTTAGATAATTTATTACTAATTACATACATTTGGGCATCTGTAGGAATTAAATTATTACCTTTCGCCTTTTCACCTAATATAACATCGTAAGCCGTGTTAACTGCTAATTGAGTTAAAGCCGCTTCTTTATTAAGATTAATTTCTTTTAATAATTCATCAGCTTTTTCTTTAGTTATTTCTTTTGATTCTACTCGTTCTGCTAGTTTTTGTATTCGTTCTATAGATGCATCTGTAATAGCTTTTTCACTGTTTTCTTGAGGTTTTTCTATTAAACTATTGTCTACATCTAAAAAGCTAGCAGCAGCTTTAGAGGCAGTATTAGATCTTCCTTTAGAACCTATATAAGTTATATCTTGAATAAAAGCTCTTTTAACACCCCCCATTCCAGCTATTCCTTTACTTAATCTTCCTAAAGCTATCATTTTAATAGTTTCTACAGCTTGGGTTTTTGTAAAACTACTATTTTGCTCTCTTAATTGCTCAAAATAACCAGTTGGATTAGTCATTACCCCTGCTATTTGATATACAGAAGCAGCTCCAAAACCTCCACCAACAGCTGTAGTAGTACTTTTATAAATATCAGACTTCATTAATCGCGCTGTTATAGGAGAAAATGTTTTTCTAACAAAACCTCTATTTAAAAAGTTTGTAAATCCTCTATATAAAGGATTTCCAAATCCTAATGCTGTACCAAACATAAAACTATTTGGGGCATCTTTCAAATCACCAAATAAACCTGTTGCGGCACTAAATTCAGCTCCTTCACGCATAGCATCTACAGTTGTTTTGAAAATACCATGAGCTCTAGGACTATTTTTAAACAAAGTGTAACTATTACTCATTGCTTTTACTTTGGTAGCAAATTTATTTAATAAATTACCTGAAACTTTTCTAGTAAGATATATTTCCGCAGCAAATTCAGCTAAATGAGGGAAAGTTGCTGCTGCTTCTTGTCCAATATTTGATTCTAAAGCATAAGATAAATCATAATCTCCTACAAATGTAAATCCATTTTCATGCATTCCATCTACAAACATCTGTCTTGCGTCATTATCAGTAACAACGTTTTTACTACCAAACATTTTTGAAGCCATAGAAATTAATTCGTCTCCTCCCCAACTTTTATCTCTTGTTAAAGGATTTCTATTTATAGCAATAGCCTTGTTCATCACTATATACTTATCTAATGATTTGTTAAATGCTTCTGATAATGAATGACCTCCAACTATATGTTTCAAGCCTACTGGCATTTTTCCAGTTTCTTTAAATTCTTTTAATAATTTCAACTGTTTATCACTAATACGTTGCAATGGATGATTAATACCGAACTTTGTAATTGAAAAATCTTCTTCGTTTTTTAAAATATCATTAATTATTCCATTTACTTCATAATATTGATTCCCTAAACCTTCTTGTAATTGATCTAGTTCTGTTGTTTCAGATAAATCTTCTGCTCTTTGAAAAAGCTCTATAGTAGCAATATCTGCTTTATCAAAATCTACAATATCACCTGTTATAGGATCATATAGTTTTTTACCAAAGTCTTCGTCTTCTGCTATTTGTTCTATTTTTTTTCCTAACTTTACTTTCTCTTCTCCATCTTCCATGTTATCAAATTCGGTCATTAATTTTTGGAATTCGATTTCTTCAGGTTGTAAAATACTTTTTCCTATTTCTAATATATCTTTAGTTTCTAATTCACTATTTTCTTTTGCTTCTGTAGTTAATTTATTTATTCTACGTTGTCTTGATAAAGGTATATTAATAGGGTTAATTCCTGTATAAGCTTCATTATTATTTTCACTAAATAATACATCATGATCCTTTCCAGTTATATCAAGATACCAAAGATTATCATTTTTAAAACTATCTACATTTTTTTCTAACTCACCATGTTCATTTGGATGATAAATTCCTGATCTACCTTGAAATCCTTCTGGAGTAGTACTCGTAATATATTCTTTTAAAGCATCGTAGGTACGCTGCGTGCCTAATTGATGTGGATCATTATCATCAAACCAAACACTATCTTTTAACACAGTGTCAACTTCGTCTATGTTATAAGGTAAATTTTCTTCTAATTGAATATTTCTACTAGTAACAACAGGATCAAACGCTGTTATAGTACCTTCACTAGGGGTTTTGCTGTAAATATTAAACTTTGCTTTTCCTCTATGATCTCTTATATACTGATCAACGCTTTCTATGTTTTCAAAACCTGGTTCATTATTATCAATAGCTTCTTGAACTTCTGCTACTGTATATTCTTTTCCAATTTTATCTTTAGTACCACCTACTTCTATTCTATATTGTATTTCTTCTTCCTCAGTAGGATCTAAAAAAGTTTTTATACCTAATACTTTATTAATATAAGGACTAGTAGTGAATATAGATGGTTTTTTATCTTTATTTTCTATAACATCTTCAGTTTCTACAACTTTTTTTACTTCTTCAACTTCTGGTTGAGGATTATTTTTTTTCCATATCTGTACTTTAGCAAAGATTTCTTCTTTAGATAATCCTTGATCTTGTAAAGACATAGTATATTCTAATAAAGTCATTTAACTTAATTTATTATCGTCTATAAACTTTTGAGCTTTAGCTTTTTTACCTTCTTCAAGATCAAAAACTGCAGCATCTTCTTCAACTGTAGGTAATTTGTTTGTGATAAACTGATTTAAATAATTATTTTTAAAATAATCTTTATATCTTTGTTCAAATGTTATTTTATGTTCTTGAGATAAAGGTAATACTTCTTCATAATCCCATGCTAAATATCCAGCATTAGCATTTTGTACCATTTGATCATCTTCTTCTATACTGGTTTCATGAGCTAAAAAAACATTCCACGCTGCTACAGCTTCTTGTTCTGAACTTAACAGTCCTGCAACTTCCGCGTTTATAAATGGTTCAGCTTTTCTCATAATCTTATCCATATCGAATTTAAGAATATTTCTTCCTTTACCCATACCAATATCTATTATTTCATAGTCATAACTACCATCTGAATTTTTTAAAACAAACATATCTGATATTCTAGCTTGTGGTGTTAATTCGCCTGTCTCAGGATTATTAGCACCTGCTTCCATTATTCCTAATTCACTTACTAAGTCTAACATTTCTTTGTTAATATCGGGTGTTACTGCAACTAAATTACTTTGAGCATTTAATAAACCTTCTAAAGTAGTACTATTTATCATTAAAGGTTTTTCAAAAAATGGACCATCAAAATATATTTCTTGGCCACCATCTTCTAATAGATTTACTTGTACATTATAACCTTCGTTTTTACCAAATCCAGGTTTTTTAGTCATAATTTGATTAGCAATAGTGTAGGCAGAGTTTTGACATACGTCATAATATTGATCATCAGTAACCGCTAGTTGTGCCATTACATTAGTAATAAAATCTATAGATTTTTGAGGGGCACTTTCTAATCTTCTTAATTGTTTTACCTCCCATTCACAAGCAGGTGAAGTACAAGTATTATTATCTACAGCGGTTTTTAACTTTGCATATAACCTCCCACTTCCTTCATAGGTTTTATTTAAAATTCCAAATTCTGACACAGTACGAGCACCTACATATTCCATGTTGTACGCCATCGCGTCACTTTGGTTCATATGCTTGACAAACATGTTTACTTGTATATTTTTATCTTTCATTTTAATTTATTTATTCTCCTTTTTTAGCTGCCACTCCAGCTCCTATCATTCCTATTCCACTTGCCATTGCTCCTGTTAAGGCAGCTGATCCTGCAGCTCTTGAAGCAGCGGCTTGACCTCTGAGAGCACCTATTTGATTTGATAATCTATCTAATTGTTGCATATCTCTAGTTTCTTGTTGTCCAAATACAAATTGTTTACCAGATACTTCTGCTTGTTGTATTCTTTGTTTTTCAGCCATTTTTTGTGATATTAAAGCTTGTTCTCCTTGTACACGTGCTTTTTCATTTGCTACTTCTTGTTGTTCTATACTCGCCGCAACTCCTTTTTTACTTTGAAGTGCTGCTTGAGCTAAAGCAGTCGCGCTACCAGCGCCACCAGTAGTTCTAATAGTATCTAATGTGTTAGCTAATGAAATATCAGCTTCTTCTATTTTCATTTCTGCAGCTTGAGTTGCAACGCTTAAACTAGCAAAAGGATTACTTAGCATATTACTTAAGTCTTGTACGCCTTCAAAAGGATTAATAATTTTTTGACGGTTTGCTTCTAGTGAATTCATTTTACCTTCAAGCCTACGAGCTTTAGAGGATTTACTATTTGCTTGTTTTTTGGCTTGAGAGTTTTGCATCATACCCACTCCTATGGTGGCTGCGGCCATAATGCCGGCTGCTACTACTGTCATATTATTTGGTTTTTAATTTTAATTGTTCTTGTAGGGCTTCGATACTTACATCTGGATCATCGAAGTCCTTTGCTAATATTTCTTCTAATATTTCTTCTACACTTTCTTTTTCAGTTGCGTGTACGGTTATCCATATAGTGTCTTCATGAATAAAAATAAGTCTTTTAGTTCCAGGTTTAGTTATATTGTTATAAGGAGCTTTTATTCTTTTGATGCCTTCATCTGTTAAAACAGAAACATCCCCTTGTAATATAAAATAAGGATGTTCTTTTTTATGTATACCAGTAGAGATTAATTGTCCTTTAGGCATAAATATTTCTCTAATATATAATCCACCTACAATAGTATGCTTTAAAGGATTTATTTTATTTGCATCCTTACTTTTTCCAGGTGTATTTGGATCTCCATATGAACCTGGAAGATTAACTAATTGATCTTCAAAATCCATTATAGATTTTCTAAAATAGTTTATTTTTTCTATTTCTTGTGTTGTATACTCTTTTTTTATTAAGGAATTTTTCATTTAATTTAATTTAATATCCGCTGGTAGGTATAAACTCAGCTCCTACGGCAAATAATTCTTTTTCACCTCCTGGATCTGTTACCGTATCTGTAGCTATAGTCACTGTCGCGGTATATCCTTTTATTCCACTCATATTATTCCCCCAAATTATTTCTCCTTCAGCAGGAAGACTATTATTTACTAAATTAGCTACATATTTATTTTCTTTTCTGTGAAACCCAGCCCAATAAAATGGAGGAACCGTGGCATTAGGATACGCTGTGCCTGCAGAATCATATTTTCCTTCAGTATAACTATAGATTAAAGATGATCTATCAAAAGAAGTTGACCAGAAAGCACCGCTTAAATCAGCACCTGTTGTGCCTGAAGCAATACTACTTACTTGCCACCCATTACTTCCTTCATATTCTATAGTTTTAAAAGTTTTAGAAACCATTGGGTTAGGATTTAAAACAAATGTAATAGAACTAGCTTTAGCTGTACCACCTATTCCTGGATAAAATAAATTCCTTGTACCAATAACACTATAGTGTTCATATAAGTTTCCAAATTTTAAACTATAAAATTTATTACCTAAACTAAACATACTCTCTGGTTTATAAGTAAAGAAACTAGTCCAACCTTGAACTAATTCGTCAAACACAAGGGTTTCATTACCTGAATCAAAAGTAGATTTAGTTATACCCGCTTGTTGAGTAGATACAATATATTGTTTATTATAAACATCCCATCCCCCTTTTATTTTACCTTCTTCAGTATTTGTATCTATAGTTGCGAATCTATCTCTAAAATAATCTTTCATTCCAGCACCTGAGATTTCATCAAGTCCATTATTAGATAACCTTAATACAGCATTGTTGTTTTTATCTGTAAAATATTTATTATATCCATATACAGCAAAGCTTTGTGGATCTTCACTTATTCCATATTTACCTTGATAAGGTTGGATAGCACCAATAACTAAATTAGCGCTCGTTACAGTACCACCGCCTTCTGCTGAATATATAGCATCTTTATCTATAAGTGCTCTACTAAGTTTTAATTCTTGGAATATAATTAAATTAGTATCTTCGGCATATAGTTTTTGAATAGTACCATTTGCTGGATCTACTGATTTAGTTATATCGGTTCCTACAGAGAAAACATTTGTGTTGTTTACTCCAGTTCTTGAATTAAATATACCAGAATAAATTAAACTATTTCCTTTTATTGAAGAATTAGGTTCTTCTTCTACTAAATAAGCTTTAACCCCAAAAGACACTGATGTATTATTATAACCACCATTTATTCTCGCTTCTTCAATTGCCCACTGATTATCATTTATAGCAGTTGTACCATAAGGATAACCACCATTATCTTGTGGTATTCCTGGAGATCCATTCCATATAGGAATTTCTCCAAAATCTATACAAGGTCCACTAAGACAAGGCGTTGCACCATAGTCAACATTTTGCATGGTCTTTTTGAGAACAAAAGAATTAAAATATTTAACTTCTATTAATGCTGGCATATCTTACTATTATTATTACTTATTTTTTCCATTTTTAACCTATCTATCCGTTACAATTATTACATGGGTCAGAATTTACTAAACTAAGTTTAACAAAACCAGAAGTATCTCTAATACCAGCTTGTGTAGTAGCTGTATCTCTAGCGCATACATAATACGTGGAACTAGCACATGGAGGACCTGCTACTGATTGATCTATAAAACCATCTAATGTTTGTGTTTCACCTTCACAATCTGTATAAAGACCACCAGTTATAGTATTACCTGTATCTTGATAAATAAATTCCCAAGTATAACAAGGTGTTCTATTTATAGTTAAATCAAAAGAACATTCGACTGTTTGGCTGCCAGCATCCTCGACGGTTGCCACACATGCATACACACCATCTTCCATATCTTCTGGTGGGTCATTACCTACAAAATAAAAACGTCCAGTACCTAAAGTACTTGTTTCATCACACTGTACGTACCCTAAACCATCGGTTCCAGGTCCATAGTTAACTCCGTCTTTCATAACTGTAATAGGAACTGAAGTCCATGATATCTCTTCTTTATTGTTATCGCCTAAATCATCATGTGCTCCATTAAATCCTGGTAAAGCTATAAACAGCCCAACTCCACCTCCATCTGTGCCTGGAACATAAGTAACATCACCACATCTTCCTAATAGAATAGATGGATCTTCATTAATTAATGATGCAGTGTGAGTTACATATGATGTAACTTGAGCTCCACTATCACTATCAAAAGTATTAAGTTCAAAATTAAAACTATAAGTTCTCCATGCTGTATTACTAGAAAAATAGACTGAATCTTCAAGTTCTACATTCCATACTCCAGTCCCATAATCTTTTAATGAAAAAAGAGGGATTGCAGCTGGTGGACCTACTTCAACACCAGTTTGAGTAACTACTGATATTAATTGAAGTTGCGGAGGATTTTGGTCTATATATGTAATAGTACTACCAAATTGATCTATTAAACTAAAATTAGCTGCTATAACTGAGTTAGGAGCTAGAGCTTCAGTAAAAGGAGTTGTAGTAAATGAACTTAAATCAGCAGAAGCAGCTGTGCCGTTTATAATAGCTGTATTTAAATCAGTTATTAAACCGGTAGTTGTTGTTTCCCAAAATATATCTAAATTAGATTCTACAGGATCTGTTTCCATAATAGCCAAATGAGGCATAAATAAATACTGAAAACCAGTTGGTGTAGAATAAGGAATAGTAGGACTAAATATAATTGGTTCTGCGTAAGTAGAAGCAGAATAAGCAATTGGATTTTTATCAAGTGTAAATTCAAGAGCTGAAAGATTTCCTACTACTTTAGTTCCTGGTTGAATACCATTTCCTGAAACAGTCATACCTGCTCTTATACAATTAGTACCAATTGCTCCGCAAGGAACAACAGTGGCATCTAAAGTTATATCCGCACCTGATACAGCAGTAACTTCACCCGATGTTATGACTGCTGGAATACCAAATTGTCCTGATGGCGTATTAATTCTAGCAATTAACGGATCAGAATCAACATTGTAAAATTCTGGAGAAGGTATATACCCAACTTCATTCACTCCGTCAAAGAGATCGTTGTCTGTAGCAATAGTACTTACTATAGAAGTAAAGAGACCAGGATAAAATTGTTTATTTACATCTCCCGGATCATTATCTGCTTGATTTTCAACTCTTCCATTCAGTCTTACACTACTTCTAAATTGTCTTTGTTCTGGACCAACTTCAGTTAAATCTCTTGGTACTTTATTAATATTGTCATTTATTAAAATAGTGTGAGATGTTTTACCTAATTCTTTAAGAGGATCATCAGGATAAGCAGCCATTACTCCAGGTAAATATACATTATAATATTCTTGTTCTGTTTGTTTGACTACTATTTTATACGAATACCATCCAAGTGGATTATAATCTACACTAGTAACATCAGAATTATAAATACCTGGCCAACCTGTACCCGGATTAGGTCCTGAAGGAGAAATTATATTATTAAATAATACTTTTAAGGAATTACCAAACCACGAAAGAGTATTTACTTCATCACTAATATATTCTGAAAATACAGTTGATCCTAAATAATTTATATTATTATAATTAACAGAGCTATCACTTTCTGATAATATTACTGTTGAAGATCTTCCCCATCTATCAGATAAAACAACACCTACTTGATAAGTTCTATTTGTTTTTAAAGATGAATTAGGATATTCTATTTCACTAGTTGTATATCTTACATTACTAGGAGCTGTAAATGTAAGTACATCTGGAGCTACAGTAGTTAGACCAACTGCTAATGCGTTACTAATAGTTACAGTAGGACCTGAACTATCATACTCGAGAAGAGTGGTTTCTGCTGGAATTGCTCCAACAACAGAAGATGTAACTGTTGATCCCAGATTATAAACTCCTGTAGGTGTATTTATAGATAATACTGTCTGTCCTATCGCTTCATTTACCCTAATAGTTGCAGAGCCGGTACCTAAATTAAAATCAGTTTTTTCACTTATTCCTACATTATAATCTAAAGTAGTAGGAGGAGTGTGTTTATTTTGAAAATTACCATAAACAATTCTATTACTTATAATTTCTTGGGATAATGCTTTAACTGGAACTTTATCATAAGTTCTAGTTACTTCGTCTGAAGGTAATACTTTATATGGTTTATTAGACTGATATTCATATTCCAAAACAGCTGCATCATTAAAATATACTCTATCTAAATTAGTTAAAGTTTGTGTAGTAGATAATGTAATACTATCACTACCATTAAAAGCACTTAGTGTCGGTGAATCAGTAATTTCTCCATTAGTATCTGAAGTAACTTGATCTCCTACAGTAATACTTCCCCATGTAGTAGCAGGAAATATATCAAATTGTGTGCCAGTTGAAGTACCATCTATTTGAACAGATCCATTATTATTATCAATATCTGCTACAGGAATTGTTTCAATAACATACACTGCTAAACTATCTGATTCTTTGTATAATATATCAATTTCACTTACATGAAAATTAAGAGACATAGAACCTGGTAAAGGTATTCTAATAATAATTTTATCTACTTTATTTTCCATAAAATCTACAGTAGTAGTTCTATATGTGTCTTCTTCATCTTCTATTTCTAGTGGTGGTGGTGCAGTTTTATAATTTTTTTGAGCATTATTAGTAACTTGAGATACTTTATACATAAAATAACCGTCTTGTTTAGGAATAAAACAGTCTTGAGTAAACGGAGCCATAATTGAATATTCTCCATCATCAAATCTATATCTATAACTAAATCTAACAAATTTATCTCTTAAAAAATCTTTATCTCCATTATAATTAGGTATATAATAAGGATTAGCATTAAATACTAGTTTAAGTGCATCAGTAGCGAGTAAAATAGTACCTGTTGCTACTAATTCAGATGTTGTCGGTAAATTATCACTATAATTAAAAGTTGAAACAGTTTCACCTGTATCTACTAATGCCCCTGTTATAGGGTTTACATAATGTATAGTAGCACCGAGAGCTCCTCCAATAGGTTCAAGCACATCACCTGTAATAGTCGTTGCATCTACATCAATAGTGGCAGAAGCAGGATCAACTATAGCGTCTGCTATAGCTGTTCCACCGTTGGGATAATGTATACTAGTAACATCATACATAGTTGTTTCGTAAGCTTCATCTCCATCAGGTGTAGGGTTGGTTAAGTTTGTAGATCTTTTATATAGATCTATAGTTTGATATGGATTATATCTAGCAACAGAAATATTATCTTCAGTACTATAATACCCCGCATGTGCACCAACTCCGTTTATAGCTAAATCAACATTAATTTTTCTAGGTTGATTTCTATTGTCTGTCCAAAATAACAAATCTTCTATAATATTTATTCCGGTTATAGGATATAAAGTAGAAAAATTAAGAAAAGCTCCAGTAACTAATTCAGTAGAAGTTTGTGCTAACGCGTCATACACATAGATATAATGGTTATTATTTCCAGTGTGTTGATAAGGTGAAGCAGTGTTATCGGTTAAAAATGAAAAAATTCTATTATTAACTTCATCAGTTAGATAACCTATAGAAACTAAATCGGCAACTCCAGTTAGAGTTCTATAATCTGCTACTAAAGAGTTTCCTAATGTATTTTCTAAAGCTCCAACATTTTCTCCTTCAGATCTACTTATCTGAGCATTTACAGCGTTTCTATATTCACCAACAGGTAACAAACGATCGTCAAGATCTTTGTTCATTCTACCTTTGATAAAATTGTTACTTGTTTTTGCCATTAAATTCTAGTGTTTAATCCATTTAGATTTACCTCTCATAACTTGAATAAATTCTCCAAGTTTAATATTAGATAATCTTATTTTTGCATTTCTTAATGCAGCATATCTATCTTTTTTATATCTCATTACAATTCCTTCAGGTACACTAGACCTGGTAGCTAATATATTATAAGAAATACTTTTATACATTGCATCTTCAGCCATTTTAGGAACTCTAGTGTCTAAATCATACGCTAAACCATCTGAAATATATTCTAATACTATAAGTTTATTAACTAAATTACTAGAAAAAGTAAACTTACCTTCTCTTTCATTTACACCAAACCATCCATTACGATTAGCATATTTAGTATCTAGCCCATATAACCGCCCCCAATTCCAAGCACCATTTAATCCATATACTGATTGTGCAACATAATCATACCAACTATCCCATGTATTCCATGTTCCATTTATTAATTTTACATTAGCTTCTTTCCATCTTTCTTCAGTTATGGAGGTACCTTCTAAATCTTCTCCAAAATTATCTTGAGTTGGTATACCAATATCATCTTGTAAAGGAGTAGAGTAAGGATCTGTAGTAAGTTCATTAGCTGGTAATATTCTATGTTTAATACCCATCTGGTCTATCCAAGATAAATTTACATAGTTTACATAATCTTGTGGAATAACTAAAGATAAACTTTCTGGAATATTTAATTCTTGAGATTTAATACTTTTTAATGTATCATAACTGAATTCTTGTAATGATCTTTTTGCCCAAAATACTACATCAGATTTTTTAACTCTTTGTATTAACTTTCCATCTCCCACATAACCAACCATATAGTTATCAATTATATCACCTAATTTAAGGTATTGATAACCTCCATAATTATCTTCTACTGCTTGGCCAATAGCTTCTTCAGCTGGAGTATTACCATACATTCCTCCATCTAATATTTTAAGTTGTACTACAATATAAACGCTAGCTGCTAAAGTTCCTGTTATAGTTATAACATTATTAATTACAGTATAAGCTAAAATATATTCACTCCAACTACCAGGAAAACCTGTTGTACTTGTATATACTTTGAAATTATTTAAAGCATAGTTCGCTGTATTAGGATCCCAAGAAGTAGCATCAGTAAATACTAAATCAGTATCAAACGTAGTAGTAAAAGCTTGATTAAATAATGCCCCTGTTGCTGCTCCTCTAAAGCCTTGTGAACCTTGATAATATTGTTGATTAGTTTCTGTTATTTTTGACATTTTTTATTAAGATTTTTCGTTTACCTCTACTTTATTAGCCTCAGCTGTTGCTGTTTGAATAATCGTTGGGTCATTTATAATGATACCACAATATTTTAAAATATTAGTAATAATATTAGGTTGTTCAGCTACATCTAATTCAAAATTAGTTGACGCACCTACTGCAAATAAATATTGGCCTACACTACCAGTAGTAAAAGCCCATACTGGAGAGGTTGGTTTAAATAAACAATTTACATTTACACTATTTGGTTGTGGCGATATTTTAATTAGTACCGAGTTATTTGGACCAGCAGTAGTATAAGATAAAGGATATTGATTGGTTGGAGCAGTAAGGTTAGATCTAGTGATTTTATCATAATCACTTTTACTTGCTAATTCTGTAATTGAATCATATTGAGGATTTGTAGTGCTATATGTAGAAATTATTTCTCCTAATTTATAAATAGTTCCTGTACCAGTATATTCCCATCCCAGCACTCCAGCAGCAGCATTATAAGTGAAAGCTGCGACTTTTTCAAAAGGATATAATTTATAAGAAATATCTTTAAATATGTCAAAGAATTCTGTATTATTTTGAATATTTTGTTGATTCTGACGATTTGTTTGATTACCATCGGGAAAATATGATTGGAATATTTCTTCTTGTACTTGTGTAGCTATGCTATTAAACTCCGCTGGAGTTATATAACCCCTTTGTTCTTTGTTTAATATGTACAAGACCGTTGTATATACTGTATTTATATTTACCGCCATTATATTTTTTTATTATAATACAGAGGTGACAAACTGTCACCCCCTATATTATTATTACTTGTTATTTAAGTTTTTTCTCTATAGATTTAAAGATTTCAACACCTTCATCAGTTTTCAAAAAAGCAGCGAAAGCCGAATATGGATTTTCATCAAACGGTACATTCATTAACTTTCTATCATTTGATCCCCATGTAAAGGTTCTTTGATCTTGAGATATTTTAATTATCCCTGTTTCTCTAGCTTTAATCGCAATGTTTCTTAATTGAACATTATCGTCTTTTGCAAGACTAATAAATAAAGCTGGATTCTTTTTAGCGAATAAAAGTACATCTCTCTTTAATTCTTTAGAACTCATGTTATTTACTATTGATCCTTTTTCTACTCTAAGAATAGCTTCGACTTGATCTACGTCCATAGAACGAGCAGCTGTCATAGCATCAATTTCTAAATTAATAACATCCAGTTCATCAGTAGCTTTAACTACAGGTTTAAATTCCTCATATATTTTGTTTCTCAATGGATGATATAAAGAAAGCATTTTTTGTAAAGCAACTTGAGATTTTGTAGTACGCAATGTACCATCTCTAAATATAATATGACCCATCGTGCATTCTCCTTTTTGTTCATCTACAAATGGAGATGCCTGATTAGTAGCATATTTTAATTCTCTTTGTTTTCCAGAGCTTTCCTCAAAATATAATAGAGCATGTTTTTTAGTATGCTTTGCAGGAATTGTTAATGTTAATGGATGTTCTGTTCCTCTTAGATAGTAAATTCTATCTTTTATTTCCCAAGTATTTTTTACTTGTGGAATTTCTTTTTCTTTTGTTTTTGACATAATATAATATAATTAAATAGTTTATAAAAAATAATAATTACCCCTGCCCGAAGACAGGGATAGTTATTAATATTGAATCATTTAGATTCCTTTGAATAATACAAAGTTGTTAGCAGCTTGAGTTACTAAACATCTTTCTGAAAGGAAGTTAACTTCCATTGCATCAAGAGTAGATGTAAATGCACCACCAGCAGAACCAGTTAACCAAGATTTCATTCTTCTATCATCTCCTTGAGACGCTCTATATCTTACATGTAAGAAAGGTCTACGGATGTTAGTTCCTAAAATTTGATCATAAACTGTAGTTGTTCCAGCAGGTACTAATACACCTTCAATTGAATTAACTCCAACGATACCACCTCTTGTAGAAGCGTCGTTTAAGTATTTCCAATCAGTTTTATAGAAGTCATAAGAACCTCTTCTGAAACCGCTAAAACCTAAGTTTAAAGCCATTTCTTCTGAGTTTTCAAATAAACCAAAAGCAACACCACCGTTAAATCCTGCAGATATACCCGCAAGCATATCATCAAAATCTAAAGCAGTTTGTCTTTGTAAGAACATCATGTTCTCTTCTATAGCACCTTGAGTGTCTAGGTTTTTAAGAATTGCATCAAACTCATCAAGTCCAGCAGCAGCAGTAAATCCTACTTCTACATTTCCTCTAGCGTTAATTGCAGCAAATAAACCTTGTGTACCAGGTAAACCAGCAATCGCAGTTCCTGCAATAGCAGCTGCGTTAGCATTTAATTCACCTTCAACCATTGCCATTTCTAAGTAATCTTCGAATCTTAGTCTAGTTTCAGACTCAGCTTTTAAATACCAAAGGTATCCACTAGCACCATCTTCAGTAGCAACTTCTACCCAACCGATCTGAGCCATGTCAGAACCGTTGATCACATATTGATCTCTTAAGATAATAGGTGAGTTAGAAAATTGCGTGAATTGTGGGTCAACAGAAATTCTGTCTGCAGTTCCAGCTGCAAGAGTACCACCAGTCATAGCAGATCCTTTTACATAAGCAGAACCGTAAACAAATACTTTGACTCCCCCTAATAAACCTGCACCAGTAATAGTAATGCCTGTAACATCAAATGTTTGGTTAGCAAATGGTTGAACAGTAACTGTTCCACTTGCTCCACCAACTACACCAGCCGTTGTTGCCGTAACAATACCTTTGCCTTCTACTCCTGTAACAGGGTCTAGAAGAACTACAGTATCACCAATCGACATAACGTTTAATGCAGTGGCACCACCACCGATGTTTACAACAGAGGCATTATTAGCACCACCTGCTTCTACACCACAACTATCATATGCAATGTGTAATCTATTTTGTTCAGACCAGATTACTTGATCTGAGGTCATCGGCATCTCTGCCCCAACCATTCTCAAAAAGCCAGATAACGTTCTGTTTCCATAACGTTCTACTTCTTGTTCGTAAATTTCTGGTAAATATTGTTGCGCAAAATCATTTGCACCACCATCAAAAGCTAGATAATTACTAGCTAAAGTTTGTTGGACCTGCGAAGGAACAATACTCCCAAATTGTGGAGATAAACTCATAATTTGTTAATTTTAATTGTTAAATTTTCGTTTTTTGATTTTCAATTTTGTAGAATCTGCACCACTAATCGATTTTACTTTAAAACCTCCAACAAAAACTTCACCTGTATTTCCTTCTCTTGCTTTCACATCAGAAAGATTTTTAGAGCTTTTTACCACGTCTTTTACAGCGTCAGCTTTGCCTTGGTCATAAAAATGACTAGCGATTTGATCTACATTATCAGCAGCATACATTGCTTTATGATAACCAACCGGGTCTGTTATATTGCCTTCTCCATCTAGGAACTTCCCGATTAGATTGCTAATGTTTGATTGATTTTCGGCAACTGTATCACGGTTTTGAACATTATACTTATATTTTTTATCCCCCACATTGATATCAAAACCTTTGAAATCTTTATTGAATAAGTCTTTAGTTTTTTGTTTAAAATTTTCGTGTAGTTGCTCAGCATGTTCTTGTTGCTCATTGTAGCGATTAAAGAAATCCATAGCTTTTTGTTGTTCTTGAGTAACACCCGGTCTCAACTTGATCTCGTCGTAATATTTTTGTTTCAAGTCCTCCAAATAGTTTTTGGCTTCTGCAATTGCTTCTTTTTTAGCGAGTTTTTTTCTTTTGACGTCACGCTCTTCGTCAACTTCTTCGTCGTAATAGAAGTTTTCTTCCATTACAAAATCTACTTCCTCATTATTAAGATGTGGTTTAGATTTTTTATAAAATTCTTTTAATAATGCCTCTTCATTTACTTTAGAATAATCTGCGTTTAATCTAGTGTAATCTTCTATAGTACCACCAGTTTCTTCCATGAAGTTAACTAATTTTTCGATGTTTTCTGGTAAAGCTTTACCTAATGTTTTTTCATCTCTAATAGCTTCTTTAACTTCTTTTTCAACTTTTTTTACCTCTTCTTCTGTGATTTCGGTAATTGGAGAAAACCCTTCAGTAGTCTCGTTGGACTCTTGTACAGGTTCTCCCACCTTTGGGCTATCTCCGGATGGTTCGCCCACAGGTACTTCCTTTGTTTCTCCGATTTGAATGGCATCTTCTTCTTTTTTCACTTCTACTTTAGTAACATTATCCGGAATCTCTATTAAAGGTTCTTTAGGATTTATATTTACTTTAGTAATTTTTTGTTTTTGTTTACCTAATTGCTTAGGAGTTTTCTTTTTTGACTTTATTTTAAAGTCACCTTCTTGTTTTACTTCTTCTTTAGAAGTTGTTTTTGTTTCTGACATAATATAATAATATAAAATTAATTAACAACCTACATAGCTGGAGCTGGAGGTCCCATTGGTCCCACTGCTCCTTGTGCAGGTATTTCTTGTTCTTCAAAATTAATAGGCATAGAATCGTTTTGTCTTTGACTTATTAATTCACTTTGCTGTGTAGCTTCCATTTTGCTACGCTTATCTTTACGATCTTCAATTAGAGCTTCTTTTTTACCTGTGTTTTCACCTTCAAGCTGTTTTAATTGCATATCAAATTGATGTTGCATTTCCATTTTTTGTTGATCTAATTGTGATTGTAATTGCATACGATCTTTTTCAAATTCACTCTTAGCTTTTTCATATTCTACATTTGCACCACTAATAGCTTGTTGTTTTTGTACTTCAGCCATAGCTGTTTTTTCTGCAGTATCTGCTTGTGCTGCTGCTTGAGCTTGAATATTAGCTTGTTGATTAGCTTGATCTTCCGCATTTTTAGTTTTACGTTTAATCTTAAGCATTTGATTAGCTAGTTTAAGATTTTTAATTTGTCTTAAATCAATAGCATCTTCTAAATCAATACCTTGAGCTTGTAAAGCTACTTGAATATTCTGTTCTAATTGAGCTTGTTCTTCTTCATCTGGTTCTAATTCTAAGAATATACCAAAATCATGAAGATTAAGATTAACAATTTCTTCTAATGTTTTAATATTAAAAGTAGATATAGAATTTTGTAACGACGCTTTAGTTAATGGAAATTCTAAAGCATCAGCTATTTTTAATCCTATATTTTCTGCTAATTTTAAGGTTACATATAAACTAGATTGTACAATATGTCTAGTTGCAACATTAGACGCATTAGCGGCAATTTTCTGTAATCCTACTAATGTATTTCTATCTGGAGTACTTCCATCTCTAGCTTCATTTAATCCGGTCACATCTCTTATCATTTGTAAATAATATTGATATGTTTGTATTAAACTTTGTATTTTAGCTCCTCCTGCGGAAGAATTAAGTTCTTGAATAGGAACTTTACCTGGATTCATATCTCCTTCTTGAGTAAGAGATCTACCAACTATCGAACCAGTTTGGAAATACATATTTAACGCTTCAGCTGGATTATAATTAGTACCGTTACCAAGATCAACCTCAGCTAAACCGTCCATATCTAAATATACACCATCTGGAACTAATCTTGAAATTACTTGTTGTAATTTTAAATGTGTTAATTGAATCATATCAGCAAATCCTATACATTTGCCTACTATAGATTCAATTCTACCTTTGTACATTCTAGGTGCACAAATAGCATAATTCATTTTTACTTTAGTAGTATCAGCCATAGGTCGTGACATATTTTCTGCCATTTCCCATTTTAACATAGTATTAGTTCCTAAAACTTTTGCTCCACTATATAATACTTCTATAGATCTTGAAACTCTTTCAAAATTATCATTCTCTGGAGGATTAAATGTATCAGGTTTTTCTAAAGCTTTTTCTAATCCTTGATCTGTATGTTTTATTTTAAATACCTGATTGTGATATGTTTTATAATCAAAATATAAAACTTGTACAGTATTTTCATCATAATCTCCCCAACCTGTAATATAAGACCTATTACCTGGCATTGCTTGTATTCTTTCTAATTCTTCTTTAGATATATTAGGAAATTCTTTTTTAAGTTCGGGTATAGTTATAGCTTTTAATTCTCCTACATAATATATATCTTCAAAATTTGGATCTTCTGTGTAAGAATATACCAAATAAGCAGGATCAACATAGTCAACTGTTACCCCATTAGCAGTATTAAAACTAGTTTTAGCCGCTGTGATTCCACAAACTGTTAAATCCATGTTTAATCTTCTTCTAATAAGATCATATTTATTTTGGGCTAAAACACTAGAGATGGCTTCTTCTTCTGCAATTTCAATAGATTGTTTATATTTTAATTGCATGTGTAATTCTAACTCATCTTTAGTTTCTGGAATAACATCTAAATCAGGACTTTGATATAAATTTATTCCTAAAGTATTTTTTAATATTTCTAAATAATCAAGAGAAAGCATATCTTCATATATCTTAGAAGCATATTCTGTTCTTTTCTTTATTGATTGAGGATCTTGAGCATAAGCTTTTATATCATAAGTTTTTTGAGATATACCATTAACTACTATATCCACAAATTTAGATAAAATAGGTACTGGTTTCCAGTCTAAATTAAGATATGATAAATCACCATTAATAGATAATTCATCTTTATATTTTTGAATAGATTGTTCTCCCCGAGCATATAATCTTAACTGGTGATAATTATTCCAATTAGTTAAATATCTATTACCATTAGTTCTTCCTGTGCGAAACCACTCTTGTTCTATTGCTTGAGCAACTTGTTCACCGTATTCCAAAGTAGCTTTTTCAGCATCGCTCACTACTTGACTAGGAAAAGGGCTATTGGTGTTAGTATATATATTCATTTAACTTATAATTTTTGATGTATATCCTTTATTATCGTATCTTTTTATACCTAAATCTACAGATTCTCTTAATATAGGTTTGTTGGGTGTATATCTATGTTTATTACACGCCATCAAAGCCAATCCTGAACTAATAGAAGCATCATGAGTAGTTCTATTATTTATATTAAACCTTGCCCAGTCTTCTAATGTTCTTTGAAAATACATATCTCCATATCCGGTTTCTTTTAAACCAACATAATGTTCTATATATGTTTCAATTGCTGAAGCGTGTGCTTGTTTAATATCTTCACTTGAATTAGGGATACCACCTATTTCTCTTTCTGTAACTGATAATTTATTTCTTCTTTTGTCAGGTCTGTTCATTGCAAACCCTCTATAACCTCTTCTTTTAAAATAATATAAAAGTCTTGGTTTATTATTTTCTGCTAGTATTGGCATTCCATAAAATACACACGCCATTAACACATCTTCAAAAAATATTTCAGCTGTTTGAGGTCTAGCTATATATTCTAAAAAGAAATGATTTGCAGGATGATTTTCCATAGAAAACTTAGTTAATCCATGCAAAGATCCATTAGATCCTCTTTTATCAACTGTTCCAGATATATCATAGGGGTCACATCCAAATGCTCCCACGTGTTCATTACCTGGATAATTTACTCCATGTTTGATGTATCTTCTATTTTGTAGAGATTCAGAAGGAACCCAGCTTATTAAAAATCTACCTTGTTTGTTTGGAACAAATATTACTCTACTATCTTGTTCTCCATTTTCCCATATAAAACTTCCTTTAGTTATACTTAAAGAGTTTTTAATATCTTCATTATAATCTATTTGTTGGTATATTTTAGTTAAATTAAATAAAGATTCTTTAGATTCATCTCTAAAAGCGTGTTTAGTAGTTCTTGGAAATTGTCTATAAAATTCATTTAAACCGTCTTGATCATCTTTTAAACCTTCAACTTCATTATCCCAATACTCTACTACTCCTATTTTAATATCGGCGCCATGTGGCCCTTTAACGCTCTGTTTTGGGGTATCGAATACAGGTATGCCATAAGCATCAATGTATCCTTCGTAGTTCCATTCCATAGGTATGAACAAACTATATAGTCCTGAGCGAGTCTGTCCATTGGCGTTTCTTTTTGTAACATCTGAGTCATCATATAGTCTTTTAAAATTTCTACCTCCTTTATCTAATGCGTTTGAAGTAGAACCCATCATACATTTTCCAATAATTCTACTCCCTAATCTTAAAGTTGTTTTTGTAACTCTCCAGTTATTTAATATATTGTTTGGTCTTTCCCATTTTCCACTCTCATCATGTACTAATAGTTTTAATTTTTCACCATCATAACTATTATCTCCTGTATTTTTCCAGTCAATAGTTGTATCTAATCCTTCTAAATCTATCATTTCACTTCCGGCTTCAATACTTCTTCTAGTAAATTTAGAAGCTGGTACTCTATATGCTAGTTCTGTTTTAGGTCGATCCATACCATCTTGAATCGGTTTAAAAAAGAATGGATAATTAACTGAAATTGGTACAACCTTATCAGTAAACATTTTTTTTGCATCTTGTCCAGTTTTAGATAATATTCCATATCTTGAATCACTAGATATTGTTGCTAGATTTATTACTTCTCCTGAGGCCATAAAAGAGAATCCTGATCTACGGTTTTTAAGATAACAAATTCCATAACATCTGGTATCTGCTTTACAAGCTTCCCAGAATAAGAAGAATAATCTATTGGCTTCTCTAAAATCTGGTGACCCAACATCAATCTTACTCCACTGCAAGTACATATAGTGAGTGCCAGTAAGATAAGTAGGTTTACCTTTATTATAAAACCAGAAACCTTCTTCACGTTTTTTAAATTCTTCATCAATATATTCAAACCATTTTTCTTTAAAATCTTCTGGATATTCTCTCCAATGAAATACTGTTTTTATTCTAGTAAGTGGTTTAGGATATTCAGTTTTAGTCCATCTATCATTTTCAAATTTATGAACTTTATCTGCTTTAGGTAAAGCTATTTTAAGATTCTGTATCTCATATACTTCACCTATTTTTCCCGTCTTAGATATTATAATTATATCATGTTCTTCATTGTAACCATATTCCCATTTATTATACCTATTCATTCTTTTAAGAACTTTAGGTTTAATATAACCAGGTAGTATTTTATATAATTCCTGTTCGTACATTATTTAGACCTCCCTTCTGCAAAACCTTTAAAAACTTTTTCTTTCTTAACTTCTTTAGGTTTATCTTCTAACATATTATTTTCTTCTTCAATTCTATTTAAAATTTCAAAAGCATCGAATATAGCTAGTTTTTTAGTAGCTGCAGCATTTTTTAATCTATCTGCGGAAATATCTGGTCCAAAATCTATAATGGGTTCTTTAGCAACTTTAATTAATTCTTTAACTGCTATGCGCCCAGCTTGGATTATATTTTTCTTCGTTTCCTTGGTGTTCATACTTTATAACAATATCATTTGATTTCATACAATATAAGCGCTGTTTATTAATTAAAAATTCCCATTCTCCGTTAGGAGTATAACCAACTAAGTCTCCTTCGTTGATTTCTAGCGCTTCTAAAGAACTATTACCATATTTTAATATACCTATTAATGAACGTTCTTTATTTAATGTTAGAGAATTAGTATCTTTTATGGGTTGAATAAAGCATCTATCACCAAAAGTATGCCAACCAGTAGAATTTTTATATAAATATACTTGGTCTAGTGAACAAAAGTATAAATCATTTTTAAACCACGATCTACTTTTTTTCTTCTCTCCACGCATATCATAAAAAGTTCTAAAAATATTTTGATGGACTATTACAATATCACCTTTTTTTATTTCAGTTTTAAAAGCTAAAGGAGTTTTAATTACTTTTGCTAATCTATTAACAAATTTCCAAGATTCAATTTGAGTATTAACGATTACTTTTTTATCACCTACTTGAATTTCATTTTTATATTTTTCACCTAAAGGTTCTATAATAAAATCATATAAACTTTTCATTAATATTCTAAATCATATTCAACTGATATCGCCATATGAGAATTAAATTTTTTCCATGGTAATACTTCGTTGTTTTTTTTAATATAAATATTATAAGAATTATCAGCCTCTTCAAATAAAATATGAGAAATCATATGACCGCCATACACTTGTTGCCCTAAAGCATAGTGCATAGCGTCATTTTTATAATCAGATCCAATACTGATCTTTCTAATATTATTTGTCACCCTTTTTTTCTTCTCCTTCTCCTTCTTCTTCTTCTTTTTCTATTGGAGTATACTCACCTGTTTGTAGATTTATATTTACTGAGCCGTATTCTTCTTCTAATTCCTTTTTCATGTCTTCCATTTCTTTTGAAAAACCTTCAAACACACGTTTAACTCCTTCTTTCTGTACTTCCAATACCCCAATACGATGTAATGCATCAGTAATTTGATTTTGTTTAGTAGTTATATTCGATAATTGTTCCTCAGTAAGTTTATTTACTGTTTTTTCTTCTTTTTTTGTCATTTTTTTTAATTTAACTTGATTAATAATTCTATTTATATAGTTACACGTAAAAAAGTAATTTACGTCTCATTTCTCATTGCTATAAAACCACCTGCTGTACTAGTGTTTAATACGTAATCTACGTATACAGGTAGTACGCTTCCAGCTTGTACATCGTCGAATGTTACTGCATCACCAACTACTGGTAATAAACTTCTTACATCATCTACATTTAAAGTAGCGTTACCACCACCACCGCTAACAGTTATAGTGTCGTTTAATTTATAGTCTGTTCCTGCAGCCGCGATAGTTAAACTCGTAATAACACCCCCGGTAACAGTTGTAGTAACTGTTAAACCTGTACCATTACCATCAGTTGTTGTGGCAACTCCTACTGCGCCTGTATACCCTGTACCACCATCACTTATAGTTAAACTTGTTACTGTGTTTTGAGCACCTAGTGTTCCGGCTACAATAACAACTGCTGTTTGAGCGCCAGTACTGTCACCCACATAAATAGCAGAACCTGCTAAATATGTACCAAGCGTCCCAGTTTGATTCATAAATTCCCATGCAGGAATTCCATCAATGGTAGCTGATCCAGATATTGCTAAAGCTTTTCCAAAATATCCCATTTTAATTTTTTTTTATTGTTAATTATTATTTTTGTTTATAAATACTAGTTGCTTTTTCAGTTGTGCGTCCGCCGAAATAGGCTAAAACGACGGCCATCATGACCTTTTCAAAAGTATCATTCCATGTACTATTTATATGGAATGGTATACTTTCTACACTATCTAAAATACCAGCTAGTGAAAATATACATATACACCATACTAATACTAGTGGGCGTACGTTTTTCGACATCCACGAATCGGACATAGAATCTGCTTCCCATCTAGTTGTGATAGCTTCTAGTTCTTTGTTTTGTTGGTCATATATTAATTGTTGCAGTTTAATTTTATCTTCTGCACTTACACCAGATTTGGTGATTTCTGCTATAGCTTCTTTTGGTGATGTTACACCTTGTAATATATTACCCAAAGTAGGGTTAATAATAGAAGCAGCACCGAATAATAGTTGTCCAACGGTTGTTTCTTTAAATTTCTTTTTTGCCATTATGATCTTTTATATGCTTCCAGTTCCCATGGAAGATTTTTTGCGCCTTCTTTCATTTTAGATCTTGGATAAGTTTTTCCTTTCCAATATACATTTTCTTCATCGTAATTTAAATCACCACGTTTCATTTGTTCTATATGAATTTTTTCATGTGCTACAATCTCATCTATTTGATGTGGATCCATATCTTTATTTACAATAATAGTTCCATTATTATTAGCTTTGCCAGCAACTCCATCTTCCATATCAACATGGTAAACAGGAACATTATCCGTAGAATACGGGGGATTACTTAGTTTAAAAGCCATATTAGTTTTTTGAAGGGAACATTTTGTTTAAGATAGTTTTTCTTTTATTACATCCGCAAGGGACATTAGTCGCGGTTGATATAGTATCAACTACAGACTTAATGCCCGTTGCTTTTGTAATGTTTTCAATTCTATCGCCAAGTCCTCTTGGTTTCATAGATCAGTGTTATGCAGTAAATGCTACAGATCTCCAATACATTTGAACTGGAGTAGCTGCTTTATCTTTACCTAGTTGAACAGTTGAAGCAACCCCGCCAGGATTAGCTGTCATAGCTGATACAAGTGCATCATATACTGTATCTCCAGTTGCTATAGTTGGAGCTGCTGCCCCGCCTGAATCAGTTGAAGGAGTACATGTCCATTTTTGAGTTGCTGCATGAGCACCAACACAATGAATATCTAATACATTATTAGCTTGTACAACTACCCCTGTTATATCATCTAGAGGAATAAGTACAGATGACGGTGCATTAGCAACGTCAGTTGCAGTAATTTTAAATTTAATAAATCTTGCCATTTTGTTTTTGTTTTTGTTGTTGTTAATGGTTTTGTTTGACTCGAGTTTTAAACAGTTCTCGCACTGTTATATTTACGCGGTTTATTGCCAGCCTTTTTTAGCTAATTCAGCATCCACTTTGTCTTGTTCTATATTGTCTTCTTCAACTCGTTCTCCAAATGTTTTCTTAGGTGTATCGCCTCCGATTTCACTGTGTAAAGGAGATCCTCCACTCATTCTTGATTGACTAGCGTGTTTAGACATCCATGATCCACCTCTTCCTCCACTAGCATCTTTTGCTACTGGATTATCGTGAAGTAAATCATATTTTTCTTGCTTATTTGATTCCATGTTTTAGTTATTTATTTATTATTAATTAATTTTTTATTGCTTCTGGGAAACAATTACCAAAACCGCCTGGTAAACAATCTCCTAGTTCTTTAGATTTAGGTTTTTTATTAGTTATTTTTGGTTTTCTATATATTCCAATAGCTGGTTGATCAGGATTCCATCCACCACGTATCTCACCAACTTTAATCTTAGAGGCTTTACTTATAACTTTATCAGTATCTTTTTTAAACTTTTCTACAATCCCTGTAGTTACTTGTTTAGCTGGTGAACCATGATGTTCTTTATCATACTTCATGTCTCCTTCTAATTTAGATATATGTTTTTCATCAGCAGTTTGATTTTCATCTTTATATTTACCACCAGATTTTTGATCGTCTAGTACATCTCTTTTAAGATAATCTATATGTGCAGCATCATCTCTTTCAGATGCTTTATAATCTTCTTTAGTAACTTTTGTGTGGGCATGGTCTCTTGACCATTTCGCGTTACCACTATATTCCCCGTAATGTCCTTTATGTCCCATTTTAGTTTATTTGTTTATTTATTCACATTCTCCCGTAGCGGAATTATATTTTTGTGTTCCTGGGCATCTTATATTTGCATCTGGATAATCTATCTCATAATCGGCTTGAGTATAATCTGGATCATCTTTAACTCTTTTTAAATCTGCTTTTTGCTTTGCTTTTTTTGCTTTTTTAGTTTTAGCATCAGTAATAGCTAGACTTGCTGTAGTCATAGAATCAAAAACTTTATTCCACATATGTGCAGTGGGTGGATTAGGATCTACCATATCACTTGCATCTACATAACCATGTAAAGGTGATTTCATTTCTATTGCTGAAGCTCGAGCCGCATCTTCATCTTCTTTCACTTGAGTATCTTCTTCTTCAGTTCTTGTAGTACTAGGATCATTATGTGATTCTACTAAGTGTTTTCTTTGTCTTTGTAGATCTGCTAGATAATCATAATCTTTACTACCCTGCGCATCATATGAATCTGCTTTAGCTATTTTTTTGTCTAATTTTTTTAATTTCCCTCCATGACTTCTCAAAGGTGATTTAGCCATAAATTTATTTTGAAATGGTGAGTTCATAATTATTTATTTTTACATCCAAAATTTTCAGCATATTGAGCCATAGGAATTACAGGTCTACCATCTTGTTTTGAATTTTCATATTTACCTTTATTTGCTAATACTGCAGATGCAGCGCTACAAGCGTCTTCAAATCCGTTAGATTTTGCCCAAGCAGTAAAATCTCCTTTATGAGATTCTTTTATTTCCGGAAAAGGTTTCTTTAAAAAGGGACTATTATATTGTGCGTATCCCATGATTTATTTATTATATACTTTAGCACATTCAGTTATAGGAAGTGATTTGTAAGATAATGGTGCTTGCAGTATCTTCATTCCTGTTATACCAGAGCTAGAACCTTGACCATGAGGTCTACCTTCTTGATCTAAAGGACCATCCCATATATGAGATTCTCCTACTATACCAACTTTACTTCCTGGTTTTAATCTTTCCATTGCTGGATCGTATTTGTTATTATGCATAATTATTAGTTTTATTTATTAATATCATATTCTGTTCCACCTGCGCCATCATCTCCTGATGTTGGATCGTATGGAGGATTTGGTGGTTTATAAGCTGTTAAATCTCCTCTTATTTCTTTATCAGAATATCCAAATTTTTTTAATGCTTTTTCTTTTAAAGATCTTGTATTATAAGCCGTACCTACATTTACAGCATATTTATCATTAACAGAAGCAACTTTATGCCAATCGGCTTCAGAATATAAAGGTTCTTCTTCATTATTATTTACTGGAGATAAGTGTTTTTCTAATACCATCATACCAGAACCACCTACAGCGGCTTGTCTAGCATTAGTGTTTCCAAATATTCCTTCTGCTGCTGTTACGGTTCCATCATCAAATTGAGTTGAAGCGTCTGCTATCATTCCGCCTCTGGATCCTATACCTGCTACTGAACCACCTCTAGCATCAACAACTTCTGGGAGTGGAGTTGGATCTACCCAGTTTTTTGGATTGTAGATTCTTGTTCCCTGTGCTGTCAATAAATTACCAGCAGCGGCACCTTGCATGCCTCCACCAAAAGTTCCTGTTCCCATACCATACCCCATTGGGACTTGAAATTTTAATGGTGATTTTTTATTTTTCATCTTTGTTTATCTTTGTTTACGTTATAAATAGCTGTTGTCATTACTTTATCTGTATAAGTGGTGCCTGCTATTAATTTATTTCTTCTTTCGCTTGTAGGTATATCATCATATCCTAACATGATTCTATACATTCTACTTATTAATTGTTTACCTTTAAAAGATAAAGTATAAATATTATATTTTTGTGTAGTTCTATTTCTGTTTCTCCAAATCTTTATCCATTCATTTTGAATTAATTTACTCCATCTTCTATTATTCCAACTAAAAGTATATGCTCCTGCTTCAAAATCTTTTTTAGTAAATAAATCAATACAATCTAAATAAATCAATAGTTCTAATTCTGCATCAGTTAAATCATTGTTTTTACACGCCCATTTTCTAATGATTCTATAATGTTTCATTAGATTTAATTCTTTAATATCGCCAGCTTTTAATTTCATAATACTACCACAATATCTTGTGCTTTAATTACATGATAAGATTTCTTTTCTATTTCAATCTTATGTCCAGCGTGTCTATCAAAAAATATTCTATCATTTATTTCAACCCCTATAACTTCAGGACCTACTGATATTACATTAGCTTCAATATATCTAATATCTTCTCTTTGGTTCTCTGCTAAAAGTAAACCACCTTTTGTTTTAGTAGTTCCTTCTTTAAGTTTTTCTATTATTAAATTTCTACCTATTGCTTTCATTAATTCTTATATTATTAATTACACAATCTGTAGATAAAATAGTAGCTGCCACTGAAGCCGCATTTTGTAATGCACTTTTTGTAACTAATAACGGGTCTATAATACCATTATTAATCATATTTACCATATTTCCCGTAACCACATCAATGCCATAACCTTCTTTTTTTGGAAGTTCAGGTTCTAAACCAGCATTTGATAATATTGTTTTAAAGGGTGATAATACAGCTTTTGTTAAAACTTTTTCTCCTTCGTTTTTTTCTTTTATATTCATTGCAGCGTTAAGCAATGCGATTCCACCACCTGGAACAATTCCTTCTTTAATTGCAGCTTTAGTAGCGCATATAGCATCTTCAACTCTATCTTTCTTTTCTTTTAATTCAATATCTGAATTAGCACCAACTTTAACTATTGCTATTCTAGCGGCTAACATAGCCAACCTTTTTTCTAGTTTAATTACTTCATGATTAGGATTTTCTTGAAGTAATTTATCTTTTATATCTTGAATAATATATTGTATTTCACTAGAAGATTCATTTACTTGAATAATAGTATCTTCACTAGTGGTTATACTTTTTATACATGTTCCTAAATATTCTACTTTAATTAAATCTAAATCATCTCCTAAATCTTCATTGATTATAGTAGCATTAGTTAATAAAGCTAGATCATCTAAAACTTGTTTTTTATTAATACCAAATGTTGGTGCATTAATAACGTTAATTTTGATATTACCCTTGATTTTATTCATTGCTAGAGCTGATAAAACACCTTGTTCTAAATCGCCGATAATCAGCAAAGGTTTATTGTTTTTTATTACATACTCTAGCACTGTTTGAATTTGCCTAATCGTATCTATTGGTGACTCAATTAACAGTACTAACGGATTTTCTAACTCCGCTGTTTTTGATTGTTTATTAGTAATGAAATGGGAATTTGTAATTCCTTTATCATATTGAACTCCATCTACAATTTCTACTTCTGTTTGACCATTAGGTGAAGTTTCCATCATTACTACTCCGGTATAATCTACAGCTCTAAAAGCATCTGCTATAATTTTTCCTAATAAAGGATCATTATTTGTTGATATAGTTGCAATTTGATCTATCATATCTCCTTCTACAGGTTTTGCTATAGATTCTAAATATTTTATAACTTTATCAACTGCAGAATTAATACCGTCTTTTAATTCTCTTGAATTTGTTTTATTAGAAATTTTATATGCTTCTTCTAATATAGAGTATGCTAAAATAGTAGCTGTTGTTGTACCATCTCCAGCTTCTCTCACTGTTTTACGAGCTGCTTCTTTTAAAAGAGTAGCTCCCATATTTTCTACAGGATCTAACAAAACAACTGAATCAGCTACAGTAACACCATCTTTTGTTATAATAGGATTACCCGCAGCATCTTCTAGTATCACACATTTACCGCTAGCTCCTAAAGTGGAGCTAACAGCATCTGTGAGTTTTGTTATTCCTTTAAATATCTCTTCCCTAGCTTTGTCACCAAAGTTAAGGTTTTTAACTATCGCATTCGACATATTTAATTGAATTTAATTTAATTTAATTATTTAAAAGTTTTTACAACTTTAGGTCCTTTTAAGAAATCTACTTTCTTTGCATAATGATCGATGCTTCCATCGATTGCTGCTTCGGCACCTTCTAAAGTTTCTCTTCTTGTTACATCAATCCATTTATCGCAACAATGATCTTTTTTGGGATCACAATTACAATTAACTTCCTTGTATTCTGTTTGGTAGAAACCATTAGGTAGTTGTACAATCCTCCAGTTCTTTTTTTCTGCGAGGTGTTTCCAAAGGTTTATTTGGTCTTCGGAAATTTGTGGTTGACTATTCCACGTTCTAGTCTGATAATAAAACGTCATTTGGTTTTGGTTTTAAATTAATATTTGGTTATTGCTCTTCCCGAGCCGGGTATAGGTTTATAGTCACTTGTTTTAATGGAAATTTACTTAATCTTCTACTGGTGGTACCGGTGGGACTGGATTTTGCCAAGTAAAATATAAATCTTCGTTTACTGGTGTAATCTCAAGAGCTATAGTTGCAGCTATGCTAGCTTGCATGGCAGGTACGTCTAGCGAGTCTTCTAACCATCCGATAACTACATCTTCAAAAGCTTCAGTATCTTCGTAAGGAACGAAAGGTTCTCCGGCTACGTATGTGTAACCCTGTGTCCCTATATTAGTACTTGAATAAGTTTCGCCTCCAGATTCTTCATAGCCAGTGTATCTGTAATGTACCGTGTATATTACATTGTCTTCACCCTCTGATTCAATGTGAGCATTCATTTGTGGGATATCCCATGTGTAAGTAATTGCCATAATTTTATTTTAATTGTTTATTTATTTTATTAACCATTTGCGAAGAACAGGTGTATATAATGCCCCTTCTTTATTTAAGTTTGTATTAT